CTCGGCTATGACCCCGACTGGTGGTGCTGATTAAACATTCACACCCAATGGTGTAACAGTACCTAATGGCGTCCAAATTGCTGATGCTGCGCAAGCAGACTACAGGATTCGGAAGAATATCACCATAAAGGTACGAAACCCCTCTTTGGATTCAACAGGGGTTTACTCCAAAGACAAAAAGAGTATGATATTCGTCGCCCCCAAAATTCTTGCTTCCGGTAAGACTGTTTTTAATCTTATCAGGATTGAACGCGAAGTTCATCCTGAAAGTACAGCTGCCGAAGCTTTGGAACTTTGTATGGCAGGAGCTCAGCTCCTTTCGGATTCCGACTTCGCTACCTTTTGGAGCGCAGGGAGTCTAGCCTAGACGCAAACTCTTTCATTGGAGACCACCATGAACAGAAATGTCTTAAGTACAGATGAAGTTATGAGTAAACTCTGGCTTCATCTAGTTAATGATTTCCGTAGCTCTTTGGGAATGAACTATGCACAACGTCCGCTAAGTGAATACTTAAAAGACGGCATAAAAGGACTGCGCAGCTATAAATTCCCTGCTCGCAGTCAGGTTGGTACTTATCTTTTTAAATGTGAGTATCAGCTTGAAAACTTGTTCAAGCGCTATCGGTTCAAAGATGATGTGTTCACGGACAGCGATTTGCGATCTCTATCTATTGAAAAATTTATAGAGACCCAAGTTCGCATATCCTCTCCCCTCATTATAAAACCACATACTTTCTTGGTTTTACGGGAGGCAAGGAAGATAATTTCTTCCATTCTAGGAAAATACAACCTAGACGAACACTTAGATCAATGCCGTTTCGGAAAACGAGCTTGTGTTGGTACGAGTTATATTAACTCGTACCTCGACTGTAAGTTGTCAAAACAGTTGACAGGTTCGAAAGATCACATCGCTTGGTTCGACAGAAATGTCGTGCAACGTGACCGTATACTTTATAGGTCGCTGAACACCAACTTGGGACCCAATCCTGAGACTTGGTACCGCGTTTGTGATACATTAACCATGTCGTTAGTTCCTAAGAGTTATAAGGCTCTTAGATCAGTTATGCCTGATACACTCATTGGCAGTTACTACACCAATGGGTTAGGTAAACTGATTCAAAAGCGCCTTCGCAAAGTGGGTTTGGATATAACAAAGCTTCAGGTTAAACACCGTCAGCTTGCCCAAACCAGTTCTCGTAGTAGGAAACTTGCTACCGCAGATCTTTCTGCAGCAAGCGATTCTATTACTTTGGAACTTTTACGTAGACTTTTACCCGCTAAGTGGTTTGCTGCCATTACATATGGTAGAATCAATAATATAATTATTGATAAACAGACTATGCAAATGCAATCTGTTATCACTATGGGTTTAGGTCATACGTTTCCTTTGCAAACTCTTGTATTTTATGCTCTATTGCAGAGCATAAGAAAGTTGGTTGGTTCTAAACAAGGTCGTGTTTCTGTTTATGGGGATGATCTTATCTATCCCGCCGGTTTACACCGGTATGTGGTGTCGATCTTTCCTGATTTACACCTCAACCTAAATGGAGACAAGACTTATGTTACGGACCATTTCCGGGAAAGCTGCGGTGGTGATTACTATCGTGGCTGTGATGTTCGCCCTTTTCAACCCGAGGGTGAATTTAAGCTGTACGATCGGCAACGTTTCGCTGCGTTTCTTTACAAGCTCCTCAATGGATTGATGCGGCGGTGGGATGGGGTAGAAATACCTTCAACTTTGGAATACCTTGAGAGCCAATTGGTTCTCACACAAGGCATTATATTCCAAGTACCTCCTTCCTTTCCAGATGGTTCTGGAGTAAAAGTTTGCAGGCCTATAGAAAAATATTTTTATAGTCCTGTCATTGCTGCGCCTTCAGTATTCGGACTCCAATTTAAGTATTTGAGTCACGTTGCTGATTTCCGCAGGGTTTACTTCTTAGACCCGTATTACTGGGAGTACCTCAGACAAAAATTTAATTTGTCTGAGGAAACGCATCCTTGGGATGACGATAATGACCTACATATACTTCAATGGAGGAAAATTTCTCCAAAAGAAGGCCGTAGAGGTCGCAAGACCAAAGTCAAACGCATTCCAGGAGTTAGCAGTAAGAGCACCGGTCGTATTTTACGACAAACAGGCTCAGTTTCCCACTGGGTCTAGCTTCAATTAATTGAAGCTGGGGATACGCCGCCAACCCCACAG